ATGAAATCAATTCGTTTTTTGTCCCTGATGTTCCTGCTGGGTTTGCTGGCAGTGAAGGGATATGCAACCGACCAGCCGGTCAAAAAAGAGATTACCGTAAAGGGTGTGGTGACCGATGGTGTTAATTTCACCCAAACAGATGAAAAAGGACGTTGATTTGAGGTGATATTCTGTTGATATAAGGATAGAAAAATAAAGAGAGAGAAACCAATTTCGTTTCTCTCTCTTTATTTCTGCACGGGAGGAGAGGCTCGAAGTACAACGACGTTGTGCCTGTTCCTTATGCTTATTGACTGTTAACATCTTACTATTTCTACCTTGGTTAAATGAATATTATTCTGTGTCCGAAATATGTCCGACATTGAATGTTTATTTATTATTTAAAGTATCTGATACAAAGTTTAATACCGTGGACACTTTATTTGGTTATCGTTAAACCTGACCCACTTGCATCGGCACATCCAGCAGATATGTCCTGATGGGCAACTATTTTTTTCATCTCAGCAATTTGTCCTTCAAGGCGTCCAAGTTCACGATTTAATTCTTCATTTCTTATTTTTAATTCTTTATTTTCTTCTTTTAAATGCTGAAAAAGGGCATCTGTAGGTTCAGGAGTTATGAACTTTTCTCCTTTTCCAGTGATAAGCCACATAATATTGACTTGAGGATATGTGATTAATATATCATTCAAAACTCCTGAGGTTATATCATTATTTAAACTTGTCACATAGGTTGATGTACGACCTATGCTGATGGAAAATTCACGGCGTGATAGCTCTAATGCCTCACAGAGAGCAATTAATCTATCTCGAACAGCTGATGACTTTTGTTCTGTATCCATAATAAAGGTTAATTGAATGATATATAGTTCATATTTTATTTGTTTTTAAACTATATATCATTCATATTTGTATTGTATTTTAAATCACACGAAACAAATGTACAAAGAAATCGAAACCCCTGCAATAGCGAAAAAACGCTATTACTTTAAAAAAGGCTATCGGCAAGTGACTATAGCTCAGAAAGATGAAGTTCGCAAGAATTTGATGTCTGCATTAAACATCACGCGTTACACCTATTTCTCGCATTTGCTTAATAATGGTATTGTGGATATTACCATGTCTAAGTATGAAGTTATCACCCATATTCTTCAGAAATATGGAGTGACTGATATTTGGGATATTGTTCCTGAAGATCAAAAAATATGATGATATGGCTGCATTATCAGAACGGGAAGTACAGATTGCGGAGCGTATAGCTTGGGGTGCTTCCCAAAAAGAAGTTGCTGATGATCTTGGTATTTCCCGCTATACAGTAGATAATATTCTTCGTAAGATATATCAGAAACTTCATATTGGCAAGATAAACGAACTGTCTGCATGGTGGTTCTGCACACATTTCAATATCAGCTTTGAACTATCACCTTTAAAGCGTGCCATTGGTGCGGTGGCTCTGGTCGTTTTGATAATTTTCAACGATTTTATCTCAGGAGATTACTATTGCCGTAGTCGAGGGCGCAGAGAAAAAACAGAGGTGTCGGTTCGCTTGAAGGAAGTTTAACTTATTTGTCTAATATATAATTAAAATGATTATGGGAGAAAAGATTTTTCTTTTAGCTCTTAAAAAGAGTAGCAAGCATGAAGGTACTACTTATTGTATAGGAGTATATAAACTGGGAACTCCAAGTATGGAGTTTGTTTTAGGTGAAACTGACAATGACCGGGATTATAGAGCAGGTGATGAAGTTTCATATATTTATAATGCAGATTATACAGACAATTTACAGAGCGCTTTAAATTGGCTGAATAACATTAAATAGATGGTTTGAAACAATAAAAACTAACTAATATGAAATTGACAAAGGAAGAAGATCAAGTAATCTGCAAGTTTTTAAAGATCGTAGCAGAAGAAGGTGGTAAGGAGATGTTAAAATTGATGCAGTTTGTTCTTATGAAATTATCTGAAGAAGCCATTCAGATGAATGCTGCTGAAGTTGTTTTAAGCCAGGTTCTAAATTATAAAGGTGAGAAATACAATACGCGTATGGTTATCCAGTATTCCAAAGTGGGTGAAAAAACATTGGAAGAACGTGCATACGAAATTGCTGACCGTATGCTCTTATCAGGATCAGGAAATTGTGATCTTCGGGAAGAGCTGAAGAAAGCTGTATTAGCTGGGTATAATTTATATAATGAGGATTTCGATGACGAAGTATGAATGATTTTATAAAAAAATGAATTTAAATATAATATACCTAATCCCCTTTATGCTTTATATCATACTCTTTACATTTACGAATAATAAAACCGATGAATGCAATAGGAGCATAAATAATAGCAGAAGATCTAAGAAATATTGATAAAGCATATTCGTGTCCAAGTGAATAGCTTTCTGGTGAACGTATAAGATAAAAAGATGTAGCTAGCATTGGACATATGAGTATTAGAATTTCAAGCTTATATTGATGTTTTGCCAATACAGAACATAAGCATAACATTCCATAGGAATAATATATTGATAAAACGGAAGCCGTAGCAGAAAATATAACTTGCAAATAGATATCTAAACTGTTGAATTGTGGAATATATAAATATAGTATAGTGAAGATTAATGGCAGTTGTATGCAAAAGCCTGTAAAAACATTCTTTTGTTCTATATTATAGATTTTGATTATTTCAGATATATCCATAAAGTATTTAATTTTTCACAAAGTTAATATTAAAATTAAGAATAGAAAGAAATGAAAATTAGAAATAACGATTTATCAAGCCGAAATATAGATATAGATATATCAGATGGCGTTTCAATTCACTTGTACAAGGAAGAATATAACGAACTTATTCGGTTATTGCTCCCAAGTATGGAACAAGAAATCAAAGATGCTCATGCAATTCAGGAAAAAGCAATGACTTTACATATGGATTGCTGGAATTTTCTAAAGGAAGTTAGAGAGCATTTTTATGATTGCTCTGATGGAGAATATTGTCTTCGTAAAGAGTTGAGTGAAGTGAATGAAGATAAGCTATTTGAAACGCTGGATAAGTTCAGTAAGCTATTAGGGTTTGCGTAAATCTAATTATGTATGAAAAAGCAATATGTTATAGCACGTTATTTTCGAGGTTGGCACGTGGAAACGATGTGCCAGCCTACGACAAAGAAGGATGCTGATAAACGATGTGCTAAACTGCAAAAAGAAGCGTCTCCATTGACTGAATACAAGGTGCTTAAAATTGGCACTACGAATAAAAAAGTAACTTACATTTAACGTAAAACATTAAGATGGTGAGTAAGAAAAAACAAAAGGATGACCGTAAACAACTTCTAATACGGTATCGTATGAATGAAAAAGGTTGTATATCTTTTATTGATCCTTGTTGTGATGAAATTCCAGCTCTTCTTTTTGGCAAGATAATGGAAGCCATATCCGATGTCGAAAAAGAATGGAATGCTCGCAGGATAAATAAATTGAGGGTCTAAATTTGATAGAGATAGAATGACGATGTATGTCCTTGATGACATATTTGTCTTCTCTTTCCTTTGTACCCGGCCAATGTTTTAGATCATGGATTTGCTTCAATATTTTCCGGACGACTGTCAATCCTGGATTTCGTCTTATATTGAGTTGATGGGGGTGGAGAGGTTGACGGAATATTATAATAAAGTACTCATCAGGCTGTATGATATGCAGCCCGGTGAATCTTTCCGGGTACTTGAAAAGGTCAGTCCGGAGAACTATGATCTTTTCATGAAATGCGTGTATTCATGCCTGTGTGCGTTTGACTTATATGGCATATACAGCTACTATATCGAAGAACAGGGTACTGTCATTCTCAGAAGATAGTACCTGAATATATAAATGCAATGATAGACGAAAGAATTATAGAACAAATTTTGGATCGTGCCGACATTGTGGACGTGATATCCGGTTATGTTGAACTGAAGAAGAAAGGTGTTAATTATGCAGCTTGTTGTCCGTTCCACAAAGAGAAGACACCCAGTTTTATGGTGAACCCGGCACGCGGTACATGGCACTGTTTCGGATGCGGTAAAGGTGGAAATACTATTGGTTTCTTGATGGAACATGAAACTATGACTTTTCCGGAGGCAGTATGTGCTCTTGGTAAACGGTATGGCATTACCGTTGAGGACGAGAAATTGACTCCTGAGCAGGAACAGGCACGGATGAAGCGCGAAAGTATGTTTATCATCAACCAAAGATGTGCCGAACATTTCCGGCAGAATTTACTTCTTCCTACTAATAAAACGGCTGCTGAATATGTTAAAGGACGTTGGGGGCTGGAGTATGCCGAAGAAATGGGAATTGGTTTCGCCCCTGACAAATGGGATGATTTGTTGGGGTTCGCCCGATCATCCGGTCTGTCTATCGACTTGATGAAGGAAATGGGATTGCTGAAGGTCGGTGAAAAAGGTAATACTTATGATGTTTATCGTAATCGTGTCGTTATCCCTATACGGGATCGGTTCCGGAGAATAATCGGCTTTACTGCCCGTGATATGTCCGGTGATAAGGTGGCTAAATATATGAATTCTACCGAAAGTGATATCTACCATAAGAGAGATTCAATATTCGGTATCGATACGGCTATACGCCAGGCGGCTAAGGAAGATAAATTTTATCTGGTGGAGGGTGCCCCTGATGCGATGCAGCTTAAACGCATTCGCGTCAATAATGCAGTAGCGCCGCTTGGGGGAGATTGGACTGAAAACCAAATGGAGCAACTGAAGAAGTATGCTACTAAACTTTGTTTTCTTCCGGATGCAGATCCGCCAAATTTGGAGAGAAGCGAAAAATTAGGTGCAGGTATTCGTAACGTGATGCGTAACGGTATGTTGGCTATGAAATGCGGATTTGGCGTGTCGGTTAAAGAACTTCCCATGGGGGAGGAGCAGAGCAAGAACGATCCGGATAGTTATTGCACAAGCATTCAGAAGTTTCAAGAACTAAAAGAAGTTGATTTTATACCATGGTACGCAAGTTACATATTTCAGGATATAAATACTACTGAAGAGCGCAGTGATGCCATCAATACCATTTGTACGATGGTAGTAATGGTGAAGGATGAAGTAAAGGAGTCCATGTACCTAAAGCAGTTGCAATCATTTTATGAGGACAAGAAACTTTGGCAGAAGGCCATTAACCGCGCTAAAAAACTGGATAAGGCCAAACAGGTTATTGATGAAAGCAAGAAGATAGACCGGGATCTTTATCAGAAATATGGCTTTTACGAAGAATACAACGCTTATTTTGCTTTAGCTGGTGACAGTGGTAAGGCGGTACAATGGAGTAATTTTATCATGATGCCCATGTTTCACATTAAGGATTCTTTACTTCCAAAACGTTTGTATCGCATCAAGAATCAGAATAAACAGGAGGAAATCATTGAAATGAAGCAGGAGGATCTTGTGTCACTTTCCAAATTCAAGCAGAAAGTTGAAGGTCTTGGTAATTATATTTGGCTGGCCACAGAAAAGGAGCTGACCAAACTGAAGATGTTTCTTTATGAACAGACAGAAACAGCGCTTGAAGTCACGCAGCTTGGTTGGCAACGTCAGGGATTCTTTGCATATGGTAACGGTTGTTTTGATACGGAATGGCATGCTGCTGATGAATATGGCATCGTACGTCTTAAAAATGGCAACTTTTATCTGCCCGGTTGCAGTACTATTTATCGTGATGATGTGAAGCTTTTCCAGTTTGAACGCAAATTTATATATACCTCTTATAATAATGTTAGCCTGCGTGAGTATAGCGAGAAATTGATTAGGGTATTCGGAGATAACGCAAAGGTGGGATTATGTTTCTTGTTTGCTACATTATTCCGGGATATCATTTCCGGACAAACCAAAAGTTTTCCCATTCTTAATATATTCGGTCCGAAAGGTTCCGGTAAGTCTGAGCTTGGTAAAAGTCTGATGTCATTTTTCGTCATTGACAATAAAGCGCCCAATATTCAGAATGCAACTATCGCAGCATTGAGCGATGCGGTTGCACAGTGTGCAAATGCTTTGGTTCATCTTGATGAATATAAAAATAGCATTGACCTTGATAAGCGCGAGTTCTTAAAAGGGTTGTGGGATGGAACTGGGCGTAGCCGCATGAATATGGACCGGGACAAAAAACGTGAGATTACAAGTGTAGATTGTGGTATCATATTATCCGGTCAGGAGATGCTGACTATTGATATAGCCCTTTTTTCTCGTTTGATTTATCTGACATTCAACAAGACTGAATATTCTAATGAAGAGAAACGGGCTTTTAATGAATGTGACGCTATCAGTTTACAAGGGTTGTCACATTTGGCCCTTCAGCTATTGCGGCATCGGTCTAAAATGGAGACTGATTTTTCTACCAATTACCGCCAGTGCATGAATGATCTCAATGAGCGTCTGAAGGAAACAACTATTGAGGACCGCATACAACGCAACTGGGTCATACCATTGGCAGCCTTCCGAACACTTGAAGCTGTGCTTGATGTGCCGTTTACCTATCGTGAATTGTTGGGGATTTGTGTGGATGGTATCATCCGCCAGAACCGGGAATGTAAAAGTAATAACGAACTGGCCAATTTTTGGAATGTGGTCAGTTACTTGCAACAGGATGGAGAAATCTTTCTGGAAGCTGACTTTCGTATAGACTATCTTTCCAATCTCAAAACCAATAAGGTAAAGGACTTGACATTCAAACAACCGCGCCCCATTTTGCGGATGCAGACAGACCGTATCTTTATGCTGTACAAGAAGTTCGCCAGGCAGGTAGGTGACAACGCGCTACCGACGGAATCCCTGAAATTTTATATCGAGAACTCCAAAGAATACCTGGGTGTACAAAACTCCGTTCGTTTCAAGAATATATTGAAGGGAGTAGAAGTTACTAAAGAGGTGGAAACAGGCGGTCAAAAATATTATCGGAAAACCAGCATGACCAAACAAGCCCTCTGTTTCGATTACACTGAGTTGATGACGAACTATAACATCAATCTTAATATTGATATGGGGATGACTGATGGGGAAGAGGAAGCACAGAATAACAAACCGAGGGAGAACGGTACTTCTCCGTATATGTTCTAATACGTCTATCATAGTTGTGTAGAAGCCCTTGCCTGTGAAGGTAGGGGCTTTTTTGTGTCTTTCTGAACGTAAAGTACGTATTATTTTGGGGCAAAAAATGCGTCTACACTTTCTACACTTTCTACAATGTTATAAATCAGTATATTACATTATAAATATAGATTCTACATGCTTCTACAAATTTCTACAAAATATGACTTTTCTACATTTCTTCTACAAAATGGTACTTTGTAGAAGCCTTTTCTACACTTTTTCTTCTATACTAAAACCGTTATATTGTTGATATATAGGTATTTCTATGACTTGTAGAAAGTGTAGAAGGTGTAGAGGGCAAAATGTGTCTGCTCAATATAGGAATAAAAATGTGGAGAAGTGATTAATATATTAATCAATCTTGCTATTTTTGTGTAAAAATCAACACTTTAAATGATAAAGAAAGACCGATTTGTCTGTTGGCTGCCTTGCAAACCATATGTTAAGCAGTTCCTTTTGCATAATTTCAATACGCCTGATGATACCTGGACTGAAATCGTTAACCTGTCTTCCGACAAGGAGTTGCAGAACGATTTCCTTTCACGGCTATCCAAGCCTGGACGCTACGAGAACAAATACCGTAACCTCTACCGCTATACGGCCAATGTAGCGGTAGAGATACGCCGTGATGACTTCTACCGTTATGGCTGGTCGATGTCGAACACCGAAGTGGTGGCATTCGGTACCAAGATTGAACGGCGGATCAAACAGATATTGTTCCTCTATCTTGATACGCACGTGAGTATGGGGCTTCCGCTATCAGCCGCCATCCGTAATTTCCAGACGAAGTTCGGATTTACTGAAGACACCTGGTCTTATGACACCATCCGCAGGGAGTATAACCGACACGGATATCGGAAGACAGTGGAGAATACTACTATTTTTGATTTTATTAACCGTATAATATTGGGGAAGTTGTCCGAGTTTGGGACAATTTCCCAGCAAGGAAGATTAGCGTATGAAAGTGATAAATTATGATTTTGAAAACGTCGGAGGACTGTTGCAGGTGATTGCCGTTTCCCCGACCTCGTTTTTGCGGATCCGTAAGGATTACAATGCCGGTCTGAACTACCTGGAGCTTCGCGACCGGGAGAATATTATTTCCATTCCGGTGTATGCCAATGACACTTATATATATAATGAGGACAAGGAAGTGAATGATGCGGGGGATTGCTGGAATGTTTCCATTGAAGGGGTGATTCCTAAACTTTCCTCAGTGAATAATCAGCTGATGGAGACGCTGGAGCGTGGCTTGTGGTATGTGCTGGCAGTGGACGGTAACGGCCAGGTCCACTGGTGCGGTCAAGAAGACGCACTTATGTTATTCGCCACGAACAAGACAAGCGGGCGTTCCGTTTCAGAACGGAACGGCACGTCTTTTACATTCACCTGCGTACAGGATGAACCCACCATTTATATATCCGGATTGGAAGAACTGGAAGCGTAAAAACAACGCTTATTCCCTGTTTGACGGTGCCCTGTGTCCTTGGGTACCGTTTTTTTTGCGCTTTTCTTTGCGCAAAAAAGTTATATGAACGAGACAGTTATCACATTATTCGGCAGTATTGACCGGTATTGTTACAACAAAAATTATCTGAAGTACTATTTAGATAAGGCAAAAGGCCAACCCGTCCGCCTGAAAGTCTCAAGCTTTGGCGGTGATGTGGCCGAAGCGGTCGCCATGGCAAACCTTATGGCTGAGCATGGCAATGTGACGGTGGAATTTATCAGCTTCAATGCTTCGGCGGCTACCATACTGGCGTTCGGTGGCAAGTCCATTGAGATGCATGAGGACGGTATGTGGCTGGCGCATAAGTGCAGCCTGGGCGTGGACATTTGGGGACAGCTTAATGCTGATCAGCTCGAAGACACCATTAAAGAACTACAAAACAAGAAGAAGAGTGCCGAGGCGATTGACTTGATGATTGCACAGAAGTACATCAACCGCAGCGGCAAGAGTCTGAAGGACGTTATCACCCTTATGGAAGAAGAACGCTGGATGCCTGCCGCTGAAGTCAAGGAATGGGGCTTCATAGACAGGATCATTCCCGGTGTGCATAAAAAGCCTCAGGTGACCAATGAAATAACCGACTGCTTTACTGCCATCGGTTTACCGTTACCGGTACTCAATGCTTCCGAATCGGAAACGCAACCCAAAGGCAATGACAGAAACCTTGTTTCTCAAATCATTGACGGTATCAAAAGTCTGTTTCCTGCCAATAATACCTCTGAAGACATTTCTAATTCAAATACAGTTATTTCCATGCGTAAAGAATTTACTTTCATTAATCAGATCCTCAATTGTGAAGGCATTGAGGAAAAAGACGGTAAGATATCGCTTACCGTAGAGAACTTGCAGGCCATCAATAACGCCATCAAGGTAGCCAATGAAGCGAAAACCAAAGCTGAAAGCGATTTGACAGCCGCCAATACAGCCAGACAGACGGCTGAAAACAATCTGACGGCAGTTGTCAACGACCTCGATAGCCTGAGCGATAGCGTCAGGAATGCGGCCGACAACAAGACTAAGGTACAGGTTATCCGCAATATCGTGGCCAAGATTCCCGGAACGGCAACCGCCAGTCATCAGGAATCGAACGAGGACAGCAAGTTTGCGGACATTGCCACGGACCCTATCAACAGTTATGAGAATGAATAACATCTAAACTATTCTATTTATGGATTTTAAAGCACCTATTGACATTACCACGGTTCTGACCGCGGTAAAAAAGCACAGAGACATCCTGAAGGCGGTCGATAAGCTCGACGCTTCGGAGGTATTGAAACATTTCACTCCGGTACCGGGCATTACCGATTCCCTTGAATTAGGCAAGGTAGAAGGCGGAAGTATTTCCAGCAAGTACACCGGCAAGTTTACAGCTGGCAAGTATTTGGGTAAGATTGTTCCGCGTCGTCTGGTCGTTCGTCCCGTCGTGATGGAGATGTCCGATGAGCCGGAACGTTACCGTCGCACCTACATTGCTGAGGTACCGGGTACGCTCCGCAAAGAACATCCCTTCGAGTTGTGGCTGATCAACCACGGCCATGAACTGGCATCCAATGATTTGCTGTTTGCCATCTTCACAGCGAAATACAGCGCTGATGAGAACAAGACGGACATTCAGGACTCTTTCGACGGTATCGGTACCATTGTTACCGAAGGCGAGGCAGTCGGAGATATTTCCAGTGCCGAGGGCAATGTTTACGCTACCGGTGAGCTGACTCGTGCCAACATTGGCGAAAAGTTGCTGGAGATGTGGCGCCACATGCCGCGTACCTTCAAGCGCAAGAAGAACATCAAGATGTTCATTTCCGACGATTTGGGCGACATGTATGATGACTGGCGCAAAGATGAAGGTACTATCGTTATCGGATTAAAAGAAGATACTTCCGATACACAACACCTGCTCGGTTCCAACAACCGTTGTGAGCTGGTACGTGTTCCGAATCTTCCCGATGGTAGCCAGTTCGTCATGCTGACCACTAAAGGGAACATTTGCTACGGCTTTGACAAGGAGAGCGATTTCAAGTCCATCAAGCCGTTCTTCTCCGGTAATCCTTATACGTTCGATGCTTCGGGCAAGTACGTGATAGGCTTCCAGTTCGTATCGGTACATAAATCGGAGTTCTGCGTCAATGACCGTCCGGTGGATCCTGAAGGTAGCAACCCGTTCGGATATATCGAGGTCACAATTGCACCGGATGAAGCGAAGGCCAACGGTGGCAAATGGCGCATTCAGGGTGAAGAGGCTTGGCGTGATTCCGGTACGTATGTAGCGGTTCCCGGTGGTAAGGAATATACTATCGAGTTCCTGGAGGCCGCCGGATATACCACTCCTGCCGTGCAGAAGAAGACTCCTGCTGCGGGTGCAGTAGAGAAAGTGACGGGTACATACGTTGTTAAATCTGAATAAATCCTGTGACTATGGCAGAAGTAGATCCCAAATTATGTATTGCCCTTGATGATATCAACGAGGCAATGGACTGCGAGAACCAGGATAATATGGGCGGTATCATACCGTCCGTTATCTTCGGTTATCATGCAGATGTGGCGACATGGCCGGACTACCCGAAAAAGACGGATGATCCGCTTTCACTGGAGGCCGCCGGTGCACTGGTCGGTGATCTTGTTATGAAAGAAGGTTGCCGGGCCTATAAGATGGATATCACTGACGAACTGGCTGAGTTCAAGATTACGGATCAGGGAGAAACCGGTGGTGAATCGTTCCTGATGGACCTGAATATCATTTCGGCCAAGATGCGGAAGAAAATATTCGGTTTTGAGAATGCGACCAAAGGCCGCAAGATGTTCTTTATCGTGACCGACAACAACGGCACGAACTACCTGATGGGTGACAAACGCCGCGGTGCCATGCGTGCCTCCGGAGACGGTTCTACCACCGGGGCAAACTCTACCGCGCGTAATCAGAACACACTTCATTATACTTTCACTGCACCGCGTAAATGTGTGTATGAAGGTGATGCGGAGGATATTCTTACTGTAAAGACTGCACCTGGAGGCTGATTTTTGTTTCTTCGTTTGGTTAGTTGGTTGTTTATGTCCGTCTCCGGATTCTTTCCGGGAGGCGGACATTTTGTTTTGTCCTATCACAGCAATAAAATTCGCAACACCTTTGTATAACGTTAATATCAAGAATCATGGCTGAAATTACAAATGCTTATATCGAAGCCCGCAGAGAAGGTATCGCCTGGCTGAACTCTGCTAAGAGAGAATACAATACTGGTGTGGCTATCCTTGCTAAATCAGGTTACAAGACAATCGTATCATCCAAACTGGCTAAATTAGGCGAAAAGCCGCATACCCGCGAGAAGCTGGAATACGAGATCCGGCAGATGATTAAAGTCTGGTATCATCCAGATGATCCGCGCTTTGAGGATGTGGACCTGGCGGATGATGCGGTACCGGGTAATGACGGACGTTCCGAGACGGTTCCGGAAGAAACGGCGGCGGCCATCGTTACCATTGCGGAAAAGGAACTGGCACGTGAAACGGATGAACAGCCCGCTTATCCGCCTGTTATTGCCAAAATTATCTATGATTTCCGGGATTGCTATAATGAACGTTCACGGCTGCACCGGTTACTCTCCGAACAGGGTGAGACCAATACGGCGGCTGTATGCGCACAGCGCAAGGATATTGTTACCCGTATAGCCTCCCTCTCCAACCGTATGACATTGCTGGCGGTCATCAAACAGCAATATGAGCAGAAAAAGGAGTTGCCGACTGATGAGCAGCTGGACGAGCTTTATAAAAAAGTGGATGCTGCTGAAGAAAAGCCGGAAAAGGAAGATGAACAGACCGACATCAGTTCCCTTTCCGTCGAAGAACTGAAGAAAGCAAAATCCAATGCCAAGAGTAAGATTACCAAGGCAAAAAACATGTTGCTGTATTCTTCGGAGAGCAAACCTAAAGACGGCAAGGAAAACCCGCTTCCTGACTGCCCCAAACGTGTGAGATACGAGAAGAAGGTGGCTGATCAGGAGGCATTGGTAGAAAAGATAGAATATCGTTTGGCAGAACTGCAATAGGTTATGTTGGTTTGTTGCAGTGAGATTGAGAATAAGATGATGCCGGCGGATGACGCAGTAAGTCCTATACAGGGAGATCGATACCCGACAGGCTACATCCGCCGAACGGATGCGGCGGCCTCCGGCCATGACCTGGTTGCGGAGAAGCTGCTGCATCCGGACGCTATGGGGATGCTGGTACCCGGCACAGACAAGCATTTTTATTCTTCAGGCGCGTTCAATCTCATTCAGCTGATTTTCTACATTCTCAAGCAGACCGGTCCGGCACATCTGTTCCTGACAACCTATTCCATCTCTATGGATAGCATCAACGCCCTTCATCGTAAGGTTGAGACCGGTGAGTTGCTATCGGTACGGTTCCTGATCGATAACCGCGTACGCAGCATTTCACCCAAGCCGTTCGATTATCTGGTGACTACATTTCCGGACTGTTACCGTTGCTTGGCACTGCATGCGAAGGTGGCGTTGCTGTATAACGAAGATTGGAACATCACCGTAGTAGGCAGTCAGAACGCGACGCATAACCCGAAGCTGGAGCGTGGAATCATCCATACCGGCAGAGATATTTTTGATTTTGACTTTAAAATGTTGAATGATGAGTTTGACTCAGGAACAACGTGAGGAGATAGAGAAAATGGCGTACCGCCTTATCCCGCCGGGGATGATCGCAATCAATATCGGTGTGGATGAGACGGATTTTCTTGCAGAACTCCGTACTCCGGGCACTGAAGTTCGTATAGCTTTCTACCGGGGACATCTCAGACAGATGGTTGAAGTACGGGAGGCTATCATCAAGTCCGCCATCAACGGCAGCAATCCGGCACAACAGGAATTGATCAAGTTCTTTAAATCGCAACAGCAGTATCTTGAGTATGAGTAACAGCTTGACAACATCCAAAAGCAAGGCCGCATTGGAGGAACAGTCATACGACCTTATACAGCAGCACATCATTGACCCGGAGAACAGCCCGTTGCCGGAGCATCTTCGGGTGCAGTGCAACCGGGTGTTGCAGATAGCCCGTTTGCTGGATGATTATCCCAATGAGAGCCATATCATCAACATCATGCTGGCGAAATACCGGATTTCACGTACACAGGTACGTAAGGATATCGCCCTGGCAAAAGAACTGTTCAAGACACAGCACCAGTTTGACTGGGATTTCTGGTTTGCTTGGATGATCAAGGACCAGATACAGCTTATCCGGGACTGTAAGCTCAGAGGTGATCTGAAGAACTGGAACAACGCCAAGAAGGTGCTGCATCAGATGATTGGCGAACGTCCGGCTTCGGTTGAGGATCCGCGACGCATGGAGAAGAATGTGTTCTATATTCAGATCAACAGTATGGGGCAAAAGGTAGATGTTCCGCTGAACGCCATCCGCAATCTTTCCCAGGAAGAGCAGAAAGTCCTTGTGGATTCCATGTACACGCCTATTGACGATGTGCAGGCAGAAGAAATAATGAACTCATAAATAGATTATCATGAAGAAACTGACAAACAAACGCTTAATCTCTTATTTGGTTGACCACAAGCATATCGATATGGTGTCGGTCAGCAAGACACAGATTGTTTGTACCGTATCCGCCAAGTTCAAGCCGGATGAAGTGAAAAAACTATTAGACGATACAGGGCAGCCTATGCCCCGTATGACTTCCTCCGAAGGTGTGAACTACATTGTTTTCCCACGTTATTGATACGGCAGGACAATGGACGAAAACGTTTGGGAAGAGGTTATACAGGTCAATCCGGCACAGGCGGCATTTTTGGTAATGCCGTACAAGAACGGGTATGTCATCTATTCACGTGCAACGGGTAAATCATTCATTACCGGTGCCGTGATAGATGATAATATCCGGCTCATGCCGCGAGGTATTACCACACTCACACAGGCTACCATTGGGCAGGCGCTCACTAAAACGTTGCCCTCGGCATTCAAGATGCTGGAGATGCTCGGTTACAAACAATGGGATCCGGTCAGCAAGACCGGTGACTATGTGGTTTGTCGCAGACCCATTGAGGGCTGGTACAAGCCTTATGAGCACATCATGTCGTTTGAGTATGGCATCAGCTTCTCCAATGGTCACATGCTCTACATACTTACCCAGGGCGGTAACAGCCGCGGACCGAATGCTGACTACAACATCACTGACGAAGCGCTGACGCTCGATAAAGAGAAGTTCGATCAGGAGGCGGCACCGACCAACCGGGGCAATGAACACATCTTCGGACGCAAGTCCGAGAATCCCGTTCTGAAACATCACGGCAACACCTTCCTCTCTTCCATGCCTTACACGCCTGAACAGAAATGGTTGCTTGAACCGGCCAAGTATTACGAAGAAGAACGCGGCATCCGACTGTTTGATGTCTGGAATAAGATTGTGCGGTTACAGATGCAGCTCATTGATGCAAGGATTGCGAATGATGCGGGACTCTTCAAGGAAATCTGGAATGAAACCGTCCGTCTCCGTCAGAGCATCACGCCGTTCGTTTCACGTGACGGCACGCTCTTTATCCTCGGCTCTATCTTCGACAATATCGCCAATGTGGGTATGAACTATATCCTGAACCAGTATAAGGTGATGGATAAGCTTTCCTTCATGATTGAGATCCTGAATTTCATGGTGGATAAGATTGATAGCTGCTATTACCAACTGGATGAACGGCATGTGTATTACAATGCGACCAATGACGACTATATACGTGACTTTGCCGAAGATCATAACTACAACTGGCAGCAGCTTGCCAATAACGATGACAGCCGGCGTGACCTGGACTGTACCCCCACGAAGCCGCTGGAACTGACACCTGACTGGGGTTCTGCCGCCTCATTTCTTGAAGTGGCACAGGAACGCAACTATGATTTCGTGACGAAGCTGCTGACCCGTGAGCCGGTAGATAACAATATCAACGAGTTCTTTGTCAAGCGTGACGAAGAAGACGATACGATGGTCAACGCGCTGATGGATAAGTTCTGCCACTATTACAGGGGGCACATCAACAAGCATGTACACTATTACCGTGACCGTTATGGTGACATTCGTCTTGCCAACAACAAGAAGTCCTATAACCAGCTTGCCATTGAGCGACTGGAAAAACACGGCTGGACAGTGGAACAGCACACCCACGCGGGTATTGAACCTCCGCAGCACGACAAATTCCTTTTGTGGGCATCCATCCTTGCGGAGAAAGACGAACGTTTTCCAAAGAAGCGTTTTAACGGCTCGAAATGCAAGTACACGCTGATATCCATGAACAACACACGCGTCATCGAGAAGAACGGCCGTTTCGAAAAGGATAAGCGTAGCGAGCGCAACCAGTCCATCCTTCCTGAAGAGGCAACGCACTTCGGTGATGCGGTCGATAAACGTATATGGACGAAGTACGGGCATTTGCTCAGGCAGGCTTATGGGTTCGTTGATGCGCGTATCTGATTCACTTCACACACTCCGCAACAGTTATCGCAATACTTATAACAGGACTCGCAACGCTTGAGGACCGGATGCCGCATCGGAGGACAGGCGGAGGGTGTTTTCTTTAATGTAAAAACCTATTACTTTTGTCATATTTCCTTACTTTTTGCGGTTTCCCTTGCGCTTTTTGATAGGGCGCGGTAGGAAGAAACTTCCGTTTCTTTTTCCATTCGGATGGAAAACGGGGTGTTGTGTGTTCATTTTCAAGAAGGTAGTTTTCTTATAACATTCATTAACAGAGTCCCCGGCGCGAGCAAAATCCGTACTGAAGAAATAGGCAGGCAAATCTATTTCCCCAGTACGGATTTTGCGCGCTTATAGAGGTAGGAAGCGACGCTTCCTGTATTTGTTTGCACCCATGCAGGTCCCCGGTCTTTTCTGTTTCAAATTCTAAGGTAGGGACCGTAGAGCGGTAAGCGTTCCGCTTGACGTACCCCCGTTTCTCTTCCGGAACTCCTTTTCATTTCTGCATGTCTGTATGCGGTCAGGTAGTCTTTTGAGTCCGCAAATGTAGGGCACCGGTCTGACAAGCAAGGTCAGGCGTTGTCCGCTAAAAAATCTCCACCTTGCAGGTAGTATTCAAGCCTCCGGTTTTAGTCGGAACCTTGCAGAATGTCATCCTCGGCACCTCAATTATTGCGGCATCAAAAGGCAACCATACCGCACGTCATACAGACACGCCGGAATAAAAAAAAAGTCGTTCCGGGAAACGGAGAATCTGAAAAAGGCTCCACCCGACGACTCCAAAAATCCAGAATAAAATTAAAACTTACAGTTATGGCAGCAAAAAGAAACATTCCCGAAGCATGGAAAAATCAGTGGCATAAACCGATGATTTCCTTATTTGACTACATACCGGCAAGATACGAGGCTACAGAACGGGAAAAACAAATCCGCTCACTGATATGGGACTTCAAGGCTGGGAAACGCAGCAAACAGGTAGCGGCTATCGTAGCGGGTAAGATAGCGGAAAAATTCGGTTCGTTTGCCGATACCATTGTGTTTGTCTGTGTTCCTGCAAGTTCGGCAGAACGGACGGAAAAACGCTATCGGGACTTTTGCGAAGAGGTTTCCAACCTTTGCGGGTGTATGAATGGCTACAAAGCCGTGAAAGTGGGCGGAAAACGTATGACCATCCACGAAACCAAGAAAGGCAAAAGCATACAGAACACGGAAACTATTACGCTGAATACTGACTTTTTCAACGGGAAGCGGGTACTGGTTTTTGATGACATACTAACGAAAGGACACAGCTACGCACAATTTGCGTGCGCACTGGAGCAATTAGGTGCGGAAGTGTTGGGAGGTTATTTTTTAGGTAGAACAATTCTTTCTTATAACTAATATATATTTTTTGTTATGAATACTTTATTCGATAATGATTGCCGCTACATGAGTGACAGTGAACTGATTTACGAGATTAGCAATAACAGGCAGATTGTTTCAGACGTTGAACGCAGCAACGGGGAGATAGATATAGACAGGCTGTTTGCATCTTTGACGCCTGGACGCAAGAAAGTAGCTGTGGCAGCAGTGGAGATATACAAGAGACAGCAGTCTCAACAGGTTGAACGCAGGCTTATACGAATGAGCAAGGATGTATATGATTTGATGCAGCCGTTAATTGGTGATTTACGGAATGAGGAGTTTTGGGTAGTGGCTATTAATAATGCATCCCGAATAATCAAGAAAGTACAGGTTTCAGTAGGCGGTATAGACCAGACTTCGGCAGATGTACGGCTGATAATGCAGGTGTTGATAAATACGGGAGCTTCGCAGTTTGCAGCGGTACACAATCATCCGAGCGGCAACAGCCGACCGAGCAATGATGACAAGAGGCTGACGGAACAGCTTAAAAAGGCGGCAGCGTTATTCAATATTCGGATGATGGACCACGTAATTATAACGAATGACGGATATTATAGCTTTTGTGATGAAGGGATGATTTGACGGATGGGGTGCGGGCGCACCCATTCCGTTTGCTCGCACGCTCGCAAACGGAATGGGACCCAAAGCGGTATTTTGTTTTATGTTTCCCGTTCCTTCAACCACGGAGGGGCTTTTTTTGTCCTATGAAAGCGGATGGTATGATTTTACCTTTGTGACAAAAAAAGATATGATACGCTTCATTACCAAGTTCGTCGGTACCTATGGATATGATTCCCTGAAGGAGTTTTTTCTTTCAGTGGCACCCAGTTTTAAATATAACCTGCAACTGCCGGCTATTTCCTTCAGTGCAATCACTGCGGTAGTCAGTGAATGGATAGGTATTACCCCGCTGCTGGCGATGGCTATGCTGATCGCCATTGTTTCCGAAATGTGGACGGGTATCAAGGCAAGCAAGATTCAGGGCATAGGATTTGAATCCTTCCGTTTCTCACGCTGTATCATCAAACTGTGTATATGGCTGACCATCATTTATATCACGCACTCATTCTATCTGGAGAGCAAGGCAGGGGCGGAAGATAGCTTCATCATGCTGCTGGCGACTCTGTTCTTTTCAATTGTCAAAGTGTTCGTCATGACCTGGTTCTGTGTGGAGCATGTGACAAGCATATTGGAGAACCTGGCGGTTATTGACGGTAAACCTAAAGATACGCTGATCAAGCAGGTGGGCATGTTGTGGGTTACGGTTACAGACAAGTTTAAAAGAAAGGTAGATGAGACGGAACGTTAGTTGCATATTACTATGTGCGTTTATAGCACTTCTTTCCGGTTGGGCAGGTCACTGGCTGGGTTCTCGCCACCGGAGTATTGTTTACACTCCGGAAACGGTGGTCAAACATGACACGATACGACCTGTCATTCCTAAACCGGAGGTGATTGTCCGTGAGGTACCCGCAGAAGTAGATACGGCGGCTATACTGGCCGATTATTTCTCGGAGAAGCATTATCTCGATACGATTATTGAACGCCCATACCTGCGGGTGGAAATGACCGATGTCATATCCCGCAATGCGTTGCTTGACCGTACCGTAGTGGTGGATTACCGACAGCCGGTCGTTTATAACAATGCCCTAGCTCTGGGGTTGGATGCCGGGCGTTACAGCTGTGTGTTATTCGCGGGGTATCGGCGTAGGTCGTGGGAGTTCAGGGCGGGCTATGACCTGTACAATAAATCACTGGTGTTGGGGGTATCTAAAGATTTGTGGAGATGGTAGCGAATTTGGTCAATAACACGTATCTGTTTTCCGCCGATATGGAGGATATCCGTATTACGGACGTACACGAAAAACTGGTTTTCAAGATGACAGTTGACGGACAGGAAGCGCTTTCTGAAGTGTACTATCCGGACAGTGGGAACGCAGTCGTCATTTGCGATCCGGGTGATATCATCAATGAGTATTTCGTTCGTCCGGAACTGGGCAGCGGTGATGACCGGATCGTATTGACTCCTATGACGGTACAACTGTCTCTTTCAGACAGCGAGGCAGCCGCTGACTACACGCTGTATGTGTTCCACTCAAGATACCGCGTGTCTTTCGAGCCGCTAACGGGCTTCATCTTTTATTCACGCTATAAAATCAAGCATATCAGGCAGAATACGATTGATTACCTTTCCTTCTTCGTGTCTGACAAGACAAAAGTGTATCTGGATATCATCCACCTGGAATCCGGCAGCAGCGTCAAGAAAACCGTTGAGCTGCAACTCTCCGATGCCAACCGGATGATGGCATACAACATGAGTCCGGCCAAGGTGGGTAAACTCGCAGGTCTCAGGGCCGACAATATCCTATCGTATGATGCACGTATCACCGACGGCACGTTGACGGATATTGTAAGGTATGTCATGGATCGGAAAAGCCACCGTGAAATGCACCAATTCCTTTATTACAATGTATTCGGGTTGCCGGAATCCATATCATTCTCAGGATTGGTGCAGTATAGTCCGGAACTGGAGGGTGATATCGCGGACATGGTGAAGCTGAAAAGGAGATTCAATCCGTTTTTCAATGATCTGCGCACGGTCAACACCGGGTATTTGGACGAAAACAAGTACAAGGCCCTGATAGACATGCTAACCTCTCCGGTACAGCGATGGTACGACACGCCTTCGCTGCCGATGGAGATCATCATCACAGATATTGACTTTACGCATACGAAAATGGGCAACCAGCGGGTAAACGTGAATCTGACCTTCTGTCCGGCAAGCCGGAAGCATCAGGTATTTGACAGGTACTCGTTTGGTGGCGGTATCTTCGATTACACATTTGACAGGACATTTGAATAAATAATATACACAATGGAAACAATACGCAGAAATTTAGCATTGGCCGATATGGATATCCGCAGGGATGAACGCGGGAACCGGCGCGTCTTTTCGATAAAATTCGTCAGCAAGGAGGGTAAGGTCTACTTTATCCCGCAGGCATACGCCTGTGGTGCCGGACGCATGAACATGAAGGAATACCAGCTTCGGGGGGTACAGCCCTGCGACTGCAAGGGCAATCCCGAAGGGCATCCCTATCCCGTGGATATAGACCTGATACTGGAGTATAACAAAATGAAAATCGTATTCTGATGAACATACTGTTTAATTCAAGCGGCATTCCCCTGCTGATGCAGTCCACGTACATATTCGGAGAGACAACCGGGGCACCGCAGAACGAGATGAAGGACCGTGCCCGGATCCTGTCGCCATACGACTTGTCGAATGTCAGTTACATAGATATCGACGGGGTGAAAGTACGCCCGTGGGGAGACGAGAACGATTTCCCGCAGAAGGCGGCCGAAGAGATCGGAAATACCAGTGTGCTTAATACCGGCTTGAAATTTCTCCGTAACCTGACACTTGGGCAGGGCATTTATCCTTGTACGGTGAACGGTTACGATGATGGCGGTAACGAGATACTGAAGCCGGTTACGGATAGCCGGGTACAAGCTTTTGTCGCTTCCCGGAACGTCCGGCGTTACATGGAGAAGGTGCTGCGGGATTACCTGAAGTTCGGAAACGGGGCCGTCCAGTTCGTCCCGTCGGCAGCCGGCAATTCTTTTGCAGGTGTCAATCCGGTTAATGCGCTTTATCGCCGTTATTCCGAAGTGGATGAGTACGGAGCATGTAAATGTATTGTTTCCGGATATTGGCCGCAGCATCCGGGCAAGGGGCAGTACACCAAGCTGGAGGTACTTTCCGAGTACGATCCGCAGATGCACGCCGAGGTGTTAAAGTTTGCCGGGAAGATGAAGAACGGTTTTATCCTGCCGGTGCGTGACAGCTGGAGCAATGACGATCTTTACGGCATGCCTGTCTGGTGGCCGGCATACGTTTGTGGATGGGTGGAGATTGCCCATCTTATCCCCCATTTCCTCAAGAAAGCCTATAAAAACCAGATTACCTGGAAGTGGCATGTACAGATACCGTATTCTTATTGGGAGAAGAAATACCCTTCCAAGGACTATTCCGTCACAGAACGCGAAGCGGCCATTCAGAAGTATATGGATTCGGTAGAACAGAATCTCTGCGGGCCGGACAATGCTGAGAAACCGATCTTCTCACATTATGCCGTCAATGAGATGAACGGCAGGATTGAAGAGGAATGGAAGATCAAGCCGCTGGAGAACAAGTACCAGGGAAGCGATAATCTTCCGGTATCGGCAGCCGCCAACTCGGAGATCCTGTTCGCCCTTATGGTCAATCCCAATGTCCTCGGTGCTGGTATGCCGGGTGGTACATACGCCGGTAATCAGGGAGGTTCCAATATCCGTGAGGCGTTCCTTGTGAATATTGCCAATGCCTGGATTGACCGGCAGAATATTCTGGATCCGATTGAACTCTACATAAAAATGAACGGTATGCCGGAATGTGAGCTGCGTTTCCGCAATACCATCTTAGTAACCCTCGATACCGGTAGTGGTACCAAAAAAACGTTGAGCTAATGATATTCAGTGCAGAGAAATGGAACAAGGGTGCCGAACTCAAGGCACTGATGAAGGTGAATACCGCGATTTCGTTTGACATGATGGAGGCGCCGCTTCGGGGTGCCTTCCGACAATACCTTGTACCGTTATTGGGCGATGCGATGGCGGGCGAAGTGGTTGAGATTTATAATTTCGGTCCGGATCCGGATGTGTTGGAACCGAATGCTGAAGGGGCAACCGAACGGGAGAAGCTGGATGCCCGGCTGCTTGAGATTTGCCAGCGTGCGAATGCGAACTTGGCGTTCTGGAATGATTTCGATGAAATCAGCGTCCGGATCACGGATGCGGGATTTCAACGGCAGAAGTCCGACAATGAATCCTTTCAAGGGGTGTATAAATACCAGGAAGACAATCTTCGCATGTCTTTCCGCAATAAGGGGTTCAATGCGCTGGATGAATTGCTTGAGTTCCTGTATGCGCATATAGCGGAATATCCGGAATTTGCGACTTCACAGGCTTATCAGGACCGGAAATCCGCCATTGTCCGCAGTACTGCAGACGTGAATGATGTCTGTTTCATTGGCGGCAGCCGGATTATCTTCCTGCGGTTGCAGCCGCATCTGAAATTTGTGGAGGAAATGCTGCTTCAGCCGGCTATCGGTGACAGGCTCTATGAGCATCTGATTGACGGGCTGGTCAATCCGCCTAAAGATGAAGAGCGGCAGAAGAATGTGGAACGTTTGCGCCTGGCTTGTTCCCGATACATCGGGACAATGGCGGTCAGACGGCTGTTGATGGAGACGGGCAGTATTACGGACCGGGGGTTATACTTTACTACAATCCGGTCAGGTGAAAAGGGCAATGAACAGAAAGAGCCGGTCGATATGAAACGGATAGCCGTACAGATACAGAACCTGAAGGCGGATGCCGACATGTATATGACCGCATTGCTGCGGATTGCCCGCAGTTATTTTGCCGATTACTATGCCGGTGATCCCCGAAGGATATTCGACCGGGACAATGACCGTAAACGTACATTCTGGGTATGAGAGAGCTTCGTATTGCATATCGCAGCTTCGGAGTCCGGCGTGAGGTTATACGCCGGGTGCCTCAGAAATGGGAAGAGCTGACACCGTCGCAGTTCCTGCTCGTGTCACGGTTTTACCTTCAGGAGACGGATGAATCATCCTTCCTGAAGGAGTTCTATCCCCTGCCTTCCGGTGTCATTGCGGACAGCTATTACAGGTATAAGCTGAGTGAGCTGATAGAGTTCATCAGCGACTGTCGTGTCCGGATGGATCGCTTTATTCTTTCCGGTGTGTCCGGATTGAAAGCACCGGGTGAACGCCTGAAGGGGATGTGTTTCGAGCACTTCATGCATGTGGACACCGCCTTCAACCGCTATGCGCGCGACGGCAAGGATGCCTCACTGGATGCTTTCATATCAATGCTGTACCTGAAGGATAACGAATATATTGTCCTACCGGCAGGTGGAAAAAACGGCTTATTTAGCAGGCAGAAACCGCTGATACTGCAAAAACGGCTGTCGGAAGTGGCGAAGATAGACAGGCATGTCAAGTATGCTATATTCCTGAACTATGTTTTTGTCAAAAGGTGGCTTTCCAAGGCGTTCCCTTTCCTGTTTCCGTTGAACGAAGATCCGGAACCGGAGAAGAACAACAAGAAACCGACCGCGCCATCGGTCAACTGGCTTGATATCTTTGATTCTTTTGTCGGTAATGATGTGGCGGTGATGGAGAAATACCAGGCGATGCCAGTGGCAACGGCGTTCCGCCTGCTTAATAAAAGAATACGTGACGCTCAAAAACAGAAGAAATGACATTTTCAGAGTACATAGAGAATTTGGCCGAACGCCATGTCGATATCCGGCACAAGGAGAATGACGAGGTACATTTCCTTTCATCCGAACGGGAGAAGCACACGGCACTGGACAGCGTGCTCCACTATCCGGCGGTGATTCTGGACCGTGGCTCAGGGTTCGGATATGGCGGTGCTACGGGGGCATACCTGAAGGATCGTGATTATCTGCTCTTTGTATTGGAACATGTGTCCGATACTTCAGACTACGAACAGATAGAGGCCGCACTTGATAAGTGCGAGCGCATTCTTGATGAGATGCTGAACCAGGTACTTGAAGACAAAAGGAAGAACCGCCAATGGATTGCCTTTTCACTTGAAGAGGTAGAAGCGGATTATGTGGTGAATATTGATAGCCAGCTTTATGGGGTGATCGCGGCAATACACTTGTCGCAACCCTATAAGGCTGTTAACTGTAGGAAGGCATTCAACTGATATGGCAGATACGGTTGAAACACTTAAAGAATTAGCCCGGCAGGTACGATATGCTACGCAGGAGGGAGAAAACACGGGAGAACGTGTTGGACGTACCTTGGTGGGCATTTTGAATCTGTTATCACAGTGTTCTTTGGAAGAACTGAATAAAATCTTCCTTCATAAATCCAAGCCTGACGAAACTCCTTTCCTGCTGAAATTATTAGGAGGTGCCGAAGTTGGCGAAACAATAGACTCATTAGTTGCCGGGAAAGGGATTCTACTTAAAAATGGCCGTGTACAGGCTGATACTTTGGAAGCTCGTTTTGCTCTCATTGTTCAAGAAGTGATATTCAACCGGCTTTCTGCCATGGAAAGTGATTATTCTTTTTCTGAATCGGGCACGATTGAGAGCGTAGAACTTCTGGAGGATGGCACTTACCGTTTACCGCTCCGTAAACGTTTGGAGAATGATTTCACGGCTTTGGATGAAAATGATATCATTTACGGCATGGTAAACAACCTTGCCTCCGGAGGAGGAGATTATTATACTTCCTGGTTACGTGTCCTGCATGTGGATACTTCCGCTAATGTGATTACTGCTGTTCTGTATCCGGATAGTGAAGTTCCAGGGGGAAAGAATTACCCGCCGGAGCCATTGATGATAATAACGCGTCGCGGCAATCCGGTCAATGAAGATCGTCAGGCGTACTGGTATCTTTCTACTCGTGAGAAATGTATCTGCATGCTCGATGGCGTAACGAAACCCATACTGGAAGAGCATAATTACGCCATTATCATCGGCAGACTGAAACAGTTATCATTATTCGATAACCTGCCTATAAATTACCGGCATAGCTATGTCTATTGCAGGGGTATAGCCTTTCAGGAACGCCTACAGATTCAGTATCCGGGGATTCCTGTCGTTTCCCTTGTGGACCGCGGAGACTGGAGCTCCGAGGTTGCTGCTTCTGATAATCCCTATTCTGTATCTTCTACGTCTGCGGATACCGTATGGCATTACGGGTGTCGTTGGCAATGTCTGATTAACGGCACGCTTGATGAGCCCCGATTCGGTTCGACGGGATGGGCCATGAAAGAAGGAAACCCAAACTTCTCTATTGATATATCTTCTGCCAACGATTGGAGGATAGACCTGGACAAGATGGATGAAAACGGCAATCTTGTTGATGATCTGGACGTGCTCACTATAACCGGAATGCTATATAACCGGGATGTTACTGAACATATACTTGATGCTGATGTGGAGTGGACGCGTGATAGCGGTAATATTACGGAAGATAACGCCTGGGCAGTGAAACATGCCGACACGGGAAAAGTGCTGGTGCTCAGGCGTGATGATCTTGGAACGAGCTTTGTGCAGGTCGGTTCCTGTAAATTTAAGGCTACCGTGCTGCTGCGTGACGGTAAGAATGTATACCCTGATGAAATAGAAGTTGTGATATGAAGACAAAGAAAATAGAAGTAAACTACAAACCTCTTAGCGTACATATGGCGATTAACGAGGTTGGTTCCGTATCATCATTGCAAACGTATGATGCGGTGACGGGAATCTTTGAGGCGGACTATACGTTGACGCCATTGGTGTTGTTGCCTCAATGTGATGTTGTTGACAAGGATGGTATTATTAAGGAATTTAATATAAATTCCTCTCTAACCAATCTTAAGTGGTATGAAATCATTGATGGCAAAAGAATCCTGATTGAAACGACGAATACCGGTTATGAAATCACTCAGGAAGGCTCAAATAAAGGTCAGATAAAAGTAAAGAAGAATGCCGCACTCTTGCACCCTATAACGTTGGATTTTTATGCAGAATACCTGGATACGCGCACAAATCAGATCATCGTTTACCGTCAGTCAAAATTAATAAAATGTATCAATGCTACCAATGCCAATCCTTTATTGACGCTTGATAGTGAATCTACCCATTTATACAACCCCTGGGAGGACCCTGTACAGCAGACCATAGTAGCTACCCTGATGGCAGGTGAAACCGATTTTACCGGTGTATCAGCAAAAAGAAAATTCTTCTGGTACAAACGTCGTGAAAATGGCACCCTGACGCTTGCCGGTTCTGATGAATTTGATCTTGATGTGGTCAGTGTGAATGATAATGTGCTTGTCATTGATCGCGAGGCGATAGGAGAAAAGGAGACCTACATTTGCAAGGCTACCTTTTCCCCTGATGGTTCCCCGGCTGCCTCACCGACGGATGCGGACCCTACGGCTACCACTACTATTGTGCGTCGTCTCCCGAATTATGATTACGACATAACCAATCTGCCGAACCGTATTGCTCCTGGAACAGTGACCGTAAATCCCAAAGTCGTGGTAATAGGAGCGAAAGGCATTATCAGCAATGCCATGCAGGAGTTGAAAGCGACCTGGTATAAGGACAGTACGGTTATCGGGACCGGTGAATCCCCCTCTCTTTCCGCCAATAATGTGACCAGCGGATTATTGGGTGTGGATATGACAGACAAGGGTAATTACAAGATACTGACAACCAGTGACGGAAAGGCAATATTAGCAAGTGCTGATAAAGTAATAATAGCAAAATAACAATTAAATTTTAAGAATATGGCTAATTACATCAAAGTAACAGAAAAGGTGGCTGCGTCAATGGGATTGACAAGCATCCGCAACAAGACTGCAGACGGGAATTATCTATTATGGCAGGCTGACATCCTGCGCTTTCCGGGAGACGACATATTTTCCCGTGCGGCTTATTGCGGTGGAGCCGTGCTGACTCCCAATGCCGCAAAAGAAGAAGTGGATGGTACTGATCATCCTGTGCAGGTTGCTACACCTGAAAGGTTCCTGTCTTCCTCAGAGCAATCTCCGTCTGAAGAGGAAAAATCGGAAATAAATAAGGAGGATGAGGTATGAGTATAGCAACCCGACAAGTGAATGTAAGATTTTCGCCGAAGGCGGGAACTTACACTACTATTATCCAGTCTCCAAGCGGGGACCTTTACCAGGAATTTGAAGGGTCCGTGGGAGCAATCGGTGCTATATCGCCCGATTTTTCCCAGACGCAGCCGCAGTTGGTGTTTATTGCGACTTCATCCCGTGTGGCGGAAGGTATTTCCGTACCTATCTCTTGTGACTGGTATTTCAACGGTGTGAAGCTCACTTTCACCAATAATGTTTCCACTAATGTGTTTAATGGAGAGACAGGGCATTTCCGCAAGTTGCCGTATGTTGCAGGGACGCAGGATTATTGGGGCTTGAAAATCTTGAAAAACCTGGTTGTGGCTGCGGGTGCGGCTCCTTGCAGCATTAAGGGAGAAGCCATAGTCGTATATGGTAATGTCACCGATAAAGTAGAGGCTATCTACAATATACCTATTCGTCGGGCTACCGGTTCTCCTTATTTTGTTACTATTGCCGCTGGAGATAATAAGTATTATACCATCACAGAAAAAGGCGGTAGCTGTATACTCAAGGCTATGACTTATCAGGCGGGTGTTTCTGTTACCTCTAATCTGACTTACAAGTGGTATAAGTTGGTTGGCGGTGTCTGGTCCTTACTCTCAGGAAAAACGGCACAGACATTGACCGTTACAGGTGATATGGTAGATTGCTATTCCAGCTTCAAATGTGTTGTCTCGCAAGGGGGAACTGAAATCGGTACGGATATACAAGGCGTAATGGATGCTTCAGACCCTTATGATATCATTCCTAATCCAAGTCCGGCTGATGAGACGATTGTTGAAGAGGGCGATACTGTGGTGTATACTCCTATGGTTGTGAAAAGAGGCTCTACGACTAAGGCAATGGAGATGAACTTTAATTTTACCGCCATTGATAGTGTAGGACTTATCCTTGGGCAAGCTACTAATCAGGCAAAATTTACTGTGACCTATGCGATGTGTGAACAGGCTGGTACGGATGTAGGCGTGTATATTGAAACTGTGTCATAAATAAAGGAATGTAATTGTATGCCGATAGCGAGTGTAACAAGAAGTGTAAAGTATGCACAGAAGGGTGCTCCCGGAAAGAGTGGGCGTATTCCGTATCCGGCCGGAGAGTACAATCTATATACTTCCTATATTTGTACAGATACGGTTACTCCTTATGTGTTAGATGGGAAGTATTATGTAATGAATCGAAATACGACATGGGTAGGACAGGGTATGCCCTCAAATATCAATTCTCCGCGGAAAGATGTTGCCGTAAATGGATCGAACGCCACTTGGACGCTTGTTGAAGACTATACAGCTATTTTCGTGGAGATTCTGATGGCTAACTTCGCTAAATTAGCGAGTGCCATCTTTTCAGGAGATTACATGTTTTCGCAACAGGGGGTTGGCGCTGATGGTAATCCGACATCGAATTATGAGGAATTTAATACGGGGAATTTTGTACCTAATCTGCTTTTGGATTTTGCCACGGGTTTGTTCAAGGGTAATAAAGTGGAGGTGAATGGAGGCGTTTTCAAGAACATCCGCTCTCCGAATGGTTCTTTTAAGATTGATGAAGAGGGAAATATACAGATAATCGGTGAGTTGTCAACCTCAATGAATGGTACGCGTATTGAAATCTCTCCTAAAACCAATAGTATAAAGATGTTCAATCAGGACAATAATGAAGTTGGCCGTATATCCTTTATGACTGAGGAGTGGATGGGTACAACGAACTATTATCCACGGGTGTTTCTTAGGAGGTTTTCAGGAAATAATATGATCGATGAGATTCAGACTACCGGTTCATCCATTAATGGGTATTCTGTAGTAGGCTCTAATTATCTTGAATATAATTTAGGACCATTTGGACTTATCTTTTCAGAAAATGGAAAAGAGACTAAAAGATATTCAAATAAATAATAGTTTTATAGAAATTTATAATTACAAAAAGAGATTAAAAACAAAATGTTAAATTGGGCTGATTTTTATAATAGAAATGACGCCCCTTAAAAATACAAGGGTATGGAAAAGATAAAATTGTCAGAGGTTGCATTCACCAATGCTCCCTCATCAATTATTGGATTAACGGCCGATCAGAATGTAGCGCAGGTAACTGTAGATAGCTTGTCTAAGGTTGAATATACTGCTTTAACTTCAGGAACGGACAAAATGAGATATACACAATTAAGATACAGTACCAGTTCTGGGGCAGGAAGTAGGATTCTGCTATTTGTTCCTATTTCCGGTTTAACAGATAAAATAGATGCTGCCGGAGTCTTGGGAAGTTTGTATGTGTTAAGAGCAGGTGTAGGCTACAGTCCGATGATGGCCAAGGCCGATATCGTATTATTTCGTTCTGCTTCATACCTAATAAAAGACATGAATGTGACAGGTGGATGGGGAGGAGGAAATAATCTTGTAGACTTTAAATTAGGACATTGCCGTTATAATGGAGAACTATATCTTGCAATAAAATTTAATACAGAGTTCTCTATTACAACCTGTTTTCAAGGTTTTTACACTTCAGATTGTGTATTTCGTAACGTTATAGAAGAGGATGTAACCGACTGGACGGAATTGTAATGGTATAGAACGGAATTGCTCTAGATAATAGGGGCATAGTGCCCCTACTATTATTGTGTCACATCAATATATGTCGCTGCGTCAACTTCATCTTGATTAGCTACTGATAAAGGTACAATATCATAAGTAGGTATAATAGTATTCAGAATCTTTATATATATGGATGGCGTATGTTGCGTATGCTCTAATATGATTTTAAACGCTCCGGTACTTTCGTTTGACCATATTTTAAATCGTAGAGTTGTCGGAGCATTTGCCCCACCTATCCGATTTAAAATGATAGTGGGGGCTTTCAAAACATCGACTGACCTGTTAATGGTCATATAGAATAAGGTCATTGGCCCGCCACCGTAAGCGGCAAGACTGATAAGTAAGGAGGTAGATATTGCTGTTGTTGAGGATGATCCTTCATACACAATTCTTGAGGTTGTGGTTGCGATCATCTTTTCCTTTCTTACATCACTGGCGGGTTTAAGACCATTTTTCTCAGTTGTAGCAACCGGAATTGTGGTTATCAATTCGTTCACTACATCTGAATCCTTCAAATAAACTTTTTCCATACCATTGTATTTTTAAGGGGCAAAAGAATGGATAGTATTACAGAGGCAAGTGTAAAATGCAAATGTATTACAAAAATCTTTACCATATAGGTTGTATTGCTTCCTCTGGTGGTGTTTCGATTATCATCGGAAATTCTGCATTACCATGTAAGATGGTTATACATGATGCTTTATTACTAACGGCGGAATCTTTAGCCCAAATGGATATTATTCCATTCTCTTTTCTGTATTTTATATTAGGATTATACGATTCACCGGCTTTCCCTATAAGTTGCTTAAAATCACAATGCATCACATTACCTTCATAACTCATTGCATATCCAACAATTATAGATGCTGGTTGATTTGCATAACATATCATATTTAACAGAAACGAACAATTTATTCCACGCTTTATTTCCATAATTTTGAGCCATTTGGCACCAGTGCCAAGAGGAAAGAAAATACGTTTAAACATCCCTGCATTTTCTAATGCAGTCATTAACTCACTTGGAGTTGATAATATTGGATCACCATTGGCGTCTATTGCTTGAATTTTTGTAGGTACTCCATTCCCTAAACTATTTTGGTATTCTTTGTTTGTTATCTTTTCCATCATTGCACTTTTAACGGGCAAAAGACATGGTACAAAAATAGGCGACCGTAGTCGCCCTCTTTTAAAATGAAAATTCTTTGACTGAATATCCCGCATCAGGTTCTTCAGGAACTTCAATCGGTGATTGGAAAGTAAAATTCATGTTACATGAGTAAGAAAGCGTTAATTGATTTGTTTTTGCAGTTCGAATAAATATATCAAGCATTGGCCCGTTAGCCGTTGATGCTTGATATAAAATTCGAGCTTTACTTATTACTCTGCCGGAATTTGCCAACTGAACAATAGATTGCCTATCACTATATCCATCAGCATGGATATATAGTAACTGAGAACTTGGAACCTCACTATTATAATAGTTGCCTACCATCAAGAGCACAGCATGAGGAACATTCCCATAACGCCCCAAAGCAATTCTGTACCATTTGCTTTGCGATACCCTTTCATCCGGAGTGTATCTTCCACACCCTCCAGATTGTACGACAATTCCAGGATTAACAAGTATATCATTACCGGAACCATCAACAGCTTTCACTTTACTTAGGCTATCCTTGGTTTCCAAGCCATTGTTGTAGTCCTTAATTGTAGTCTTCTCCATATCCTTGTATTTTTAACGGGCGATTGATGCGTAATTTGTCCGTACAGGATTAGTTTACTAACTTCACCGACAAAAATGATTTACGCTTATATTCGTGTCAGCACCGATAAACAAACGGTCGAAAATCAGCGGTTTGAAATTCAAAATTTTGCTAATGACCGTAGGCTGGTAATTGATAAATGGGTTTCGGAGACGGTATCAGGCACAAAGGCCGCTAAAGACAGAAAGTTGGGACCACTTTTAAAGAGAATGAAGAAGGGTGATACGCTTATACTTTCTGAAATTAGCCGGTTAGGTCGTAATCTTATGGGAATTATGAGTATGCTTCATCTTTGTATGACAAAGGAAACCTTTGTGTTGACAGTAAAGGAGAAATACGAGCTTGGCAATAACATTAATAGCCAGGTACTTGCTTTCGCTTTTGGTTTGTCCGCTCAGATCGAGCGTGATTTGATTTCACAACGTACTAAAGAAGGACTGGCACGGCGTAAAGCAAGCGGTCAACAGTTAGGTCGGAAGAAAGGCGATAAGAACACGCACTATAAGCTGACCGGAAAAGAAAATGTTATCCGGACTATGCTTAATTATGGTTACTCAAAGGCTGCTATCTGTAGAAAACTGAAATGTAACTTTAAAACACTTGATGACCATTTATTAAGAATGAATGTCCTATGTACCGGCTAAGCTACATGTTACTTTTGCCAATGTTTCATTCATTTATACAATATGGCAAAAGCAGAAGTTTTATTCAAAATCATCCGCAAATGGGAAGGCGGATGGAGTGATCACAAAAATGACAAAGGTGGTAAAACCAACATGGGTATTACCTTGTCAACATGGAGATCATGCGGTTATGACAAAGACGGTGATGGCGATATCGATGCGGATGATCTACGATTGATTACTCCGGAAGATGTATTCAATATCTTCAAAAAGTATTATTGGGACCGTTATCAGGCTGATTTTATACATAACCAGTCCATTGCCAACATTTGTGTGGACTGGGTATGGGCTTCCGGACGTCCTGGAATCACAAGAGTACAGCAACTCCTACAGATTAAGGTGGATGGTATTGTAGGACCTCAGACGGTTGCCAGTATTAATCTGGCCAACCAGCGCCAGTTGTTTGAAGCTGTCAAGGCGGACCGGATCCGGTTTGTTGAAGAAATCTGTAAAAAGAATCCGTCGCAGCTTGTGTTCCGGAAAGGATGGTTGAACCGAATCAATGATTTCAAGTTCTCCGTTCGCTAATTTCTTGTCCTTTTTCCCACTCTTTTCAGCCTTTAGTTTTGTACCTGAAACTAAAGGCTTTTTTTATGGCTATCATTGAAGAAAACAGGTTAATGAGTCCCGCTGAATATAATAAGGGGGTGGAAAATTGGACTCATAAAGTTCGGGGAATATCTATAAATATCCTACATCGTACTCATGCTTCAGGCAAACTTCGTAGAGGACTACAAGCACGTTTGCTAAATGATCGTGAAGGTGGACCGGCTTATGTAGGGCTTGGCTTTCGCTTTGAACGTTATGGAGCATATCGAGAATACGGTGCCGGACGTGGATACATTGTTAAAGATGGTATCATTATGAAAGGTCATTCGGCATGGAGTGACAAAAAGAAGCGTCAGGAGCTTCGCTCATTGCGTGTTTCGGAATACCGCATCAGGCGTATGCGCACAATTGATGAACACTATGCGGTTATCCGCCGTACTCCATTACCTTGGTTGGATCCGCCCATTGTAGAAAATATAGAATCATTGGCCGACCTCTCCGGAGAATATTACGGAGACCAGGCACTCAAAAAAGTACTTCAGAAGTTTGATAAAATAACAATCGAGAAACGTTATGGCAAAAAATAACAAAACTGTCAAGAGAGGTGTGTATCTCTATATTGACGGAAAAGAGATCAAGAATGACATAAATTCCATTGATTTGGAAATGAAGCGTCTCCAGCGTGACATTAAGGAAATGACACGTGGTTCCGAAGAATACAACCGCACCATGGCGAAGATAAAGCATCTTCAGGGCATACTCAAGCAGCATCGCCAGGAGATAAAAGGTATCACTACCGAGACCAAGAAAGCAACGATCAGTATCGGCAGTATGGTAGATTGGTTTAACCGCTTTGGGGGTGTAATCCTTTCGGTGATCGGTTTTCTGACCGGTTTTACTCTTGCCTTGCGTGCCATCAGAGATGAGCGCAACAAGTTAGAAGAGTCACAAGCCGGGCTAAAAGCCTTGACCGGGCTTGATGATGATAACATTGCCTGGCTGACAGAACAGGCTAAGACGCTTTCCACCACCATGACAAAAGAGGGGTTACGTGTCCGCCAGTCGGCTGCTGAGATCCTGGATGCGTTCATGCTGGTGGGGTCGGCCAAACCGGAACTGCTTGGAGATAAGGAGGCATTGAAGCAAGTGACAGAAGAAGCGATGCGGTTACAGGCGGCAGCTAAGGATATCACCCTCAATGAGGCGGTTGATTCGCTTACTTTGTCGCTCAACCAATATGGCGAAGCTGCTGACCAGGCAGGACGTTTTGCCAATGTGTTGGCTGCCGGTTCTCAAGCCGGATCCGCCAATATCGCAAGCCAGGCAAAGGCAATCCGGAATGCAGGTACAGCAGCAGCTTCAGCTAATGTTCCCATTGAACAGACAGTTGCTTTGATTGAAACGCTTGCCTATCGGGGTCTAAAAGATGAAGTGGCCGGAACGGGATTGAAAAAGTTCTTCCTGGTACTTCAGACCGGAGCGGATGAAACCAATCCTAAAATCGTTGGCTTGGATAAGGCACTGGAGAACCTGAAGAATAAGAACATGGATGCAGGCGCCATTAAAAAGATGTTCGGGGAAGAAGGTTATAACACGGCATCCGTAATCCTTCAGAACACGGAGATGGTGAAGGACTTCACAACTGCCGTTACCGGTACGAATGTGGCGTATGAACAGGCAGCAATAAACAGTGATACGGCACAGGCAAAATTGGAACAGGCGCGCAATAAAATGAAATTGGCGGCTATTGATTTGGGTGAAAAGCTAAATCCGGCTTTAACAGTTAGCACCAATATGCTCACCAATGTCATCAAATTCCTACCCGGACTGATTGATTGGTGTAAAGAATGGGGTGGTACTGTATTGTGGCTTAGTACGATATTGCTTGTATATGCTACCCGGCTGAAGATAATTACAACATGGTATTCAATTTGGAACTCGCTTACCAAAGTTGCAACAGTTCTCAATTTGGCTTATGCCGCATCAATGAATACACTATCCGGTTATACTGTGACATCATTCGGAAACCTGCGTAAATTGTCAACTCTCATGCAGGGACATACAGTCTTGCTAAAGTCACTACGTATTGCCACTTATTTATATGCTGCTGCCGTGCAGGTTTTACGAGGTCGTGTTGACCTGGCTGCAAAATCCATGAAAGCAGCCTGGGCTATCATGGCCAGTAATCCGGTTGGTTTGCTGGTAACATTAGTTCTTGCTGCTGCTACTGCGTCCTATAAATTGACGCAACGCACCAAAGATTATTATGATCTCAATAAAGTCAATGAAAAAATTACAGAAAAGTCAAATGATGAATATGCACGCCAATCATCTCTTGTTGAGCAACTAACAAAAAAGATACATAATAATAATCTCTCAAATTCCGAACGGAAAAAGGCAATAGAGCAATTACAGGCCATTATTCCAGAATATAATGCTGAGATTGATAAAGAAGGAAAAATCATTAATGAGAATACAGAAGCACTTGACCAGTATAATGCTGTGTTGGCAACCAATATCGAATTGAAAGAGGTTGCCGACGAACTGGATAAACATCGGATCAACTTAATGCGCCTTCAAAAATCCCCGGCATTGAGTGACCATTCACCGATGGGGGCGATGGCTCGCGAGGATGTTCGCAACAAGATCTCTCAAGAAGAAGAGATTGTTGCATCTTTAACTGCACGTTATAAGAAACTGGTACAGGAAAAATGGAAAGCATTGAATCCAGGCACGCCTAAAAACAACCCCACCGGAGGCAATGGTGGTGGAAAATGTCCGAAATGTGGCAATGATCCTTGTACTTGTGAAGAAGACGAAGCCAAACGTAAAGAACGTATTCGCAAAAGATTGGAACAGATTGAGACGGAATCCCTTAAAGAACAGGCGGAACTGAAGAAACAGTATTTAGCCAGTGATGAAATGACACAGGCAGAATACTTGCAATTCTTATCAGATCTGGAAATGAAGTATTTGAATAAGAGGCTTGAAATCGTTGGTTTGGAGCCTAAAAAACGAGAAGAAATAATGAACCAAATCCTTGCGTTACAGCTGAAACTGAAGGAGCAATGCATAAAAGAAGATCTTGATGAAAAGAAACAATTCCTAAGTAATCAACAAAAAGCTTTGGACGCAGAATTGGCAGAAGAGAATCAACGGTATAGGTTAGGATATATTTCGCGTGAGGAATATTTGATGAAAATTCTTGAGCTACTAAAGAAATATAAGAAGGATATTCAAAAAATAACAGAAGATGCAACAGGAGAAGAAGAAAAAGCTGTAGAATCATTTCTTGAATATGTTATGAAGAAGCTCCAAAAGGCTTTTGAAGAAACAGAAGAGGAGGAGAAAACATGGCAGGAAAGAGTAAAAGAAGGCTGGAATGACATTACCAAATGGTCAGACATCTCGACTGAGCAACAAATGTCAACATTAGGTATGTTGTTGCTTGATATTTTCGATTTTCGAGATGAATCAATTGATGCTTTTGAAGATGTAGAAGAAAAAATGGAAGCTACTTTTATGCTGATGTCGAGTATTGCACAAGATTTCGGAGTTGCACTGGGTAAGACTTTGGCTGGTGAAGAGGAAGCTATGGGAGAGTTTTTGCAGAATCTTGTTGTTATGGTGCTTGATACCGTTCAGAAACTGCTTATTGCTTATGTGTCTATGACAACTATTCGGAATGTCGGAGAAATGGGTATTTGGGGACTGGCTAAAGCTGCTGCCGAAATCGCCCTGATTACAGCTGCTTTCGAAACGGCCAAGTCCGCCATAGGCAATTTTTATACTGGTGGCTATACCGGTCCCGGTAACTGGGATCAACCACAAGGTATCGTTCACTCCAATGAATTTGTAGCCAATCGTTTCGCGGTGGCCAATCCGAATTTACGGCCGATATTCGATGTTATTGATGTGGCACAGCGCACCGGAAATGTTGGTAATTTGACAGCCGAAGACATTGCTTCCGTGGCAGGATCCGGCAAGAGTACGCGTACCGTTCCGGCCAAGGCACCCGGAGCCAGTGCCACTACAACAACCAATGATCCGGCTATGGTGGCGATGCTGGTAGAATGTACCCGCGTGCTGCGTAAGCTTAAAAATCGCCTGGATGATCCGTTAGTGGCGGAGACTTATGTTACCGGTAAACGGGGTATTAACCAAGCGCAACGAGAATATAAAAAATTAGAGAATAACAAATCACGTAACAAGCAATGACCGAATTATACATTGACGGACAGTTGGCCGCCCTTCCTGAAGGGTTCAATATTACTTTTACCTCGGAGAATCCCTATTTCACCCGTAGTTCCAATTACTCATTGGATATAGAACTCCCCATGCCGGCTAATCATGCCATATTCAAACATGTTAACAGGCTGGATGTGACGAAGAAAAAGACCATCCTTCCGGCTATGCTCATCGTGGATGCCAGGTGTCTGCTTTATGGCAGCGCAGTTTTATTGTCGGTTGAAGACACGCTTGTTAAAGTACAGATCGTATCGGGCAATGCGGAGTTCAACCTTTTGACAAACGACAGTACCTATATTGATGAGCTTGATTTAGGTAGTGTTGGTTGGCCTAACAATAACCAAAACTATTTCCAACCACCCGCTAACATGGTGGGTTATTATGGTTCAGTAGATGATGTTGAAGTTGTTTGGCTTCCGGTATTCTATCAAGAAGCTCAATGGAAGAATCTGAATAATGATGTTATTTATGAATTTGGAACGAATAACTTTACGCTTTGTCCGTATGCGCGTAATCGGTGCGTACAACCTTACCTGATAACTGTCATCAAGAGGATAGTAGAACACTTCGGTTATACGTTTGATACATCATTTTTCAATGATAATTTTCTACGTAACGTTTATATTTGTAGTGCCGTTACCTCCAATAAAATAGCTGATGCCCTACCACATTGGACCATTTCCGAGTTCTTCGATGAATTGGAGAGATTTCTTTGTGCGGTTACGGTAGTCGATGAACGCACAAAAGTTGTACGACTTGTTGGACTCAACGATTACTTTGCCAATTCTGAAAAAGAAATTATTGATAGTTCTGCATTGATTCGTGAGTTTACCGTAGAAATTGAAGACGAAAAAAGCGAAAAGGATCTCAGTTCCGGGAACATAGGTTATGATTTGCCTTCACATACCGATGATGGTTATCTGCGTATTGAAAGGGATATTGTAGATGCAGCCTATAAGCTCGAATGTGATACTTATGATGCAATGGTAGCCGCTTACAATGGAATGAATGACAGTGACAAGAAGAGCACTCTTTTTGTCGTTGGTAAACGCTATTATATCAATTATAATGAGAATGATCAAAACAAACTGCGTGAAGTCAACCTGTATGCAGATTTGATACGTAATCCGGAATCTTCCGATATAGATACCCCACTAAAGATTGTACCTGCCAAAATCCTTCAGTTCAATGTTGGTGTCTACGGTTCTGTTGCTGAATATACATTAAATCGTCCTTATGCAGCTATGTATCTCAATATTCCGGCTGTAGGATATCAGGCTACTACTGTCCATCAAGAACACTTTAATATCCAGGAAGCAATCAATGGTGACGTGGAATTACAGGAGAAGCAAGAAAAGAATGAATATATGGAGGTGGCTATCAATACCGGCAAGTTCAACCGACAGGATGTGACTTATAGCGGTCAGGTACATTCGTATGATTATGCTTATCCTTTTACAGACTACCAGCAGAAGACTGCTGCGCAGCTCACTGATTTTCTTCCGTATTCGCTCAGTCTGAATGATGTTTGTCCGGACAGCGTAGGTCATCGGCTTTCTGTTCTGAAGATGTTTCATTCTAATATTCCCTATATCATCAACTTTCAAGCTAACCGTTTGCCGGATGTAAACAAGGTGTTTCTTATTGGCAATAAGCAATATTTGTGCGAGAAGATTGAGGCGGAAATAGATGCGGATGGGTTGAATAGGGTGCTGAAGGGGAGTTTTTACAGGGTAGAATAAATGGTATTTATAATAAAACAAAAAGATGAAGTCGTTGTTCTCTATATTATAGTATAAAGACAAATAGGTGCTATTTATAGGGATAATTTAGTGAGTACTAAATAAAATTGATTATAAAGTTTAATATAAAATTTAGTGCAATAATTATATTATCATTATATTTGCAACGAATTTTTGTTTCAAATCTATTAAAACTATTAGATAAATAAAGAAATAATTATGGCAAAGATGTGGCCGAAGTTAAGTAAACCACCAGTAGAAGTAGCTTTATTTCAATTGAAATTTGAAATGGGAAATACAGCACTGAGTGATTTTCTTAAATGTGATTCTCAATTGAGTAAGTATTTTCCTAAAAGGAATGATACTATTGAAGCTAGTATAAATTTGCCTTCGTCATCAATTCCATTAGGTGTCTCTAAAATATCAGGAACTTCCAATGCTAAAATGGTTAACTATGTATACTATAGTGAAGATCAAAAATGTAAATTAACTATAGGAGAAGGTAGTTTAACCTATACTGATGAACGTGATTATATTGGATGGGATGAATTTGAACGTATTGTTTGTCAATATCTTATGGTGTTTGCTCCGATATTGGAAAAGCATATTATAACAAGAATTTCTATCCGATTTATTAATCAATTTGTTTTAGACGAATTTGAGGATCCGACAGTTTATTTTAAAACTATTATATCATCAGCAGAGAATGGAGTTCCATACCCTTTAATTAAATATGGATTTAGACTAATGTTGGATATTAAAGAGGGTGTCTATTCTATTGTTAATCAGAATTTAGATAAGACTCCTGAAAAATATCTTTATATATTCGATATTGATGTTTTGAATAAAAGTAATCTCATATTTGATATTAGTTCTATACAATCGGTTTTACAGGAACTTAGAGAGGTAAAGAATGATATATTTTTTAGTAATGTCACAGATAAAATAATCGAATTATGCAATTAGTAAGCTTTAAAAATGGGTTTAAACCTTTGACTATTGCTGCTGGTCTATTGGTTAGCAGTCCGGCACTTATGTACGCTGATTTAGATCAATATAGTGACATAACTGCTGTCATATCTAAGCCTAAAGCATCAAAGTATATTCAAGAAGTAGATAATCAAGAAAATAATATTTTTATTGCAAAGAGGAAGTTTTATGATTATTATAATTCATGGATGGACAATACTTTCTTCCTTTCTTCTGTGAAAGATATTATTGAACAGAATGATTTTAAGGCTATTGTGAATATGGGAACAAAAGCTGTTCCGTTTATTTTGGAAGAGTTGGAGCGTGAGCCTTCTAACTTGGTTTGGGCACTCAATATGATTTATAAGAAGAAAATAACCGATAAACCAAACGTTACTATTAGTGATGCATGTAAATTATGGATAAAAGCACTGAAGAGTTAATTAAGAAAAGGATTATTGGTATTTTCCCAAAATTGGCAACTGATAAGAATTTTAAATTGACTAGTCCTATTAATCCAAATTACAATTGTCTTGCATGGGCTTGTCACTATAATGATCGGTGGATGCAACCGCCAAGTATAACTCCTCCTCCCTTAGATAGTGTTGTTTATTGGCCTGAGGATGCCAAACAAGGTATGGAAATTGAATGTCTAATAGACGCATTTAGAACTAAAGGGTATGAGTTGTGTGATAGTTGGGAGTATGAGGATAAATATCAAAAGGTTGCGTTATATGTGAAAAAAGATAGTAAAACATGGACACATGCAGCTCGTGAGTTGAGGAATGGTTTTTGGACAAGCAAATTGGGACAAGGATATGATATTCAACATGGAACTCCATTTACAATAGAAGGCGATAGTTATGGTGAGGTATATTGTATAATGAAGCGTATATTTTAG